CACAGCACGCAAAATCGCAAAATTCCACCGAAATTTTGTCCGATTTGTTCCGGTTAGTTGAGTCGATTTATCTCGACTCAACTAACCGGCCGTTCTAAACTTACTCGGCGCCAGCAGGAATCTTGACCATTGTAACCTTGAAAGTTTCGTCACCCTTGACAACTTCAAACGCTTCAGTCTCAGGGAAACTTTCGACCGGAGTGTCCTTACCCTGTGGGCATTCATTCCAGAACTTCTGTTGAATAACGGAAGTCTCAACTCCGATAACCTTAGCAGCTGCAGCCATGTTAGAACTTTGACCGGAACCGTTAGGAAGCGTTGCCAACTTACCGTTAACCGACACATTGTAGCCACGAACCTTACGCCCGCCAGTAGTGCCAGCCTTACGTACTCCGCCGCTACGGTTTGCCCTACGGGCCAACTTCAAACCTAGCTCGTCTGGCTTAACCTTCGCGCGACCCGCAAGGTAATCAATAAGCGGACTAACCCTGATCTTGATTTCGTCAAGTTCAGCCGCAACCGCTTCCGCACTTCCTGCGCCTTGCTCCTGAACCTTCGCAACCTCTGACTTAAGAATCTCGTCGCGCTTAGTCTCAAGCTCAAGCAATGCATCATTCAATGCCGCAATGTTCTCGCGGATCTTCACAACATCTGGCGTCTGCGAAGTCTCGCGCAAGTTGACAAGCAACTCATTAGCGTCGCCACCTAGCGCAGTGTACTGCGCGGCCAACTCGTTAAATTTGTCTACGTCAGTCTTAACCTCTGAGTAGACATTGCGCTCGAAATCATTAGCACTTGCCAGGAATGTGTCAAGCACACTTGGCTTAGTAGCCTCTGGCGCAACCGTTTCGGTTGGCTCAGTAACCGTTGCAGTCATTCTAACTACTCCTTGTCTAGTGGAAGCCTGCCCGATGCTTGCTTCCGTTGTTTCTAAGATCAGTCTACCGTATGGCTTGCCACTGTCAAGCATCCTACAGGAAAACCTCTAGGTAACTTTGAGTGACATTGCAACGCATGGCCGTTACACACGGTCACACGCCGCAAAATCGCGCAAAATCCACTCGAAAACTTGACGGAACAAAATCACATGGTGCATAAATCGCACGGGCAATCATCGGTACCGAATGGGTCATTGTATAACGTTTCAGTATCTAACACGTTTCGTAGCGTTACGCCGTAGTAATCAAACGCGCGGCCTAATGGTTCGTCACGGTAGGGTGAAGTAACAACGTCGATTAGTTCGTCAATGCGTGACTTAGGCATTACGAGAATCCTTTACGTTAGTGGTGAATAGCTCGGCACAATCATCGCAGAGTAACTCGTGTTCAGTATCTAGGTGAACGTAAACCGTTGTCGCACGTTGCGAGCAAAGGTAACAAATCAGGCTAGGTATCATTCGGCATCCCAATACTGAGGCGAACCACTAGCGGGATGCGCAGCTGCGATCATATCTTCCCGCACGTTGTAAAGCTTGATCCATTCTTTACTAATGCCGTCAACGTTGTTGATTAGTCGCATGGCTTGACCAATCAAAGTGAATGCTTGCGTGGTTGGGTCGGCGTATCCCATTAGCTTAGCTCCGTTTCGGTTGGCGTTTGTCATTAGTTCCAAAGTTGTGACAGTGCAATAACACAACACTCATGTAAATCTGTCACAACATTGCAACTAATGCAAGGTTAAGGGAACGTTAACTGTTTTTGTCGTTCGTACTGTTGACGATTTAGTAACTTCAACTATCTTTATCCCGCGATTATTCACCACCATTGATCTGGGTTGAGCCGGACAGGAGACTAGCTGAACGTCGCTTGACCACAGTAGAGCTCGATAGATTCCAAACATGCTGGTCAGAGGCTTGCGTTCGTTCCATTGCTTTCAAAGATCACAATGGCCTAAATGATCTTGTGACTCATTTCAAACCCTGGGGTATAGTACTATGTACTAATACCCCGGTTTGGCGCAGGGAATAAATACGAGAATTAGCTCCAATCAAGAGTCGCAGTGTGCAAATGTTCGAGCAAACAACGGCCATTAACAACTAGACCGTTACACATGTGCATTCCGATCATGGCGTTACAATACTGGTCCATTAGTTCACCTAGTTAGTGTTATGGCAGGATGTTTAGTTAGAAAGCAGACGCATTAGCTCGATAAGCGGATTTCAAATGAGTCCGCGTGATAACCGAACTCGCCAGCGTGAAATAGCGCGGCATCGACAGAATCGAAGTAGAAGTTGAATAGCTCAGTGCTCATGTTACGGCTCATTATGATATAGCCGTGGTTAGGAACGAACTCAATGATATAAGCTGGCAAGCGTTCCATAATAAGCCTCCGAGTTAATAGCAGGATCGCGTTATACGACGTCGCCACGTCCATTATGTCGGCTCGTCTGCTCGCACGCAGAGTCATCGCTACAATCGCGCTCGCGGCATAGATAACCTATCCGGTCTTCGCACCATTTCGATCTAGTGAAAGAATATCAGGCGGCAGATTAAAGCGCAACGCCTACACCATAGTCATTTCTAATCATCTTTCCGCATAGTCACAAATAACCATTGCCCAAATCTATGGAACCTACATGAATACTATACATACAGATTTGGTAGGCATTAGTAGAACGGTTGAAGGTTAAAAGGTTGAACCCTCAAGTAACCGCACAACTACTTGCTTGCGCAAGCAAATACATGTCGAGAACATTTGCTAGATTCCACCGAGCTTGCGAGGGTTTCTCGCTGAACTTTTTTAACTTCCCAATTCTTAGTCTACCACATATAACCAATATAATGCTATCCCTTGACACGCAAATTACCATGTGCTACTCTCATACTATGCGAATCGGCCAACCCTATAACCTTCCAACGGACCCCAATCCGTTCCTTTCAATGAGGAATTACCTGGGATTAACGGTTGACCAAGTCAGCAATGATTTAGAGGTCCACCGTAATACAATCCTGCGTACAGAGCAAGGACAATATACTAATCCCCCAAACGACTTACTCGATTATTATTTCCCGTCAAGCGTCAGGAAGTTAGAAATCCTAGAGGAATACAGTCAATGGCGCCTTCTCTGTAGGAAAGCTAATTACGGTTTACTCGATCCATTGTTTGATTACAGATTTCTCGGCGGAATTGCTTTTCATCCTTTCAAAGAGTGGCGTGATTTTTCAAAAGTGAAAGCGCTTAATACTATTGCCAAGGCTTTTGCATTACATCACGGTACACTATTTAAGTACGAGTCTCAACCTGAACGTTGCGAAACAACACCGCCTCAAATTATTGAAGCCTTACGAGACTCGGGCTATTCCAATTTACAACTAGAAAATTTAGAACTAGCTTTTCAACTTTACAAGCGGAAGATTCGTAACTCGATCCTCTCTAATGTTAGGCGGGTGGGCTAATGCCTGCCTTCACTCTTGAGGACCAATCCTTCCTCAACTTTGTTGAACAGTTTTGGTTAGCGCACGAACGGCTACCTTCTCAAAAGGAAACAGACGAAGCGGGATTCAAATTAACTCAATGGCGGCGAGTTGTTAGCTCGGAGGATTTCAAAGAGGAACTTAGTCTCCGCGGGATTCCTAGGTCAGTTCTTGAGGAATTGCAGAACGCTATTCCTGACCGGAAGGTTTTGACGGATAGGCAACTCTCCTTTATTAGCGTTTACCTCGACTACCACGATAAGCGTTCGCAGACTAAGAAGTTAGCCGAAGCTGGAATTAGTACAGGCGAATGGCAGCAATGGATTCTTGACCCGACTTTTCAAAAGGTTTTAAAACAGAAATCCAACGCGATTGTTCGTGGGGCCGGAATTGCCGAAGCAGATAACGCGCTTGTGCAAAAAGTGCGCTCGGGTGACGTGCGCGCTATTGATTACATTAACGCACTCACCGGAAGGTTTGACCGAAGCGCTAGTTCCACTAAAGAAGCGCCGTTTGATATTAAGGCGTTTATTGTTCGGGTGATGGAGTCGATTCAGAAGAACGTCAAAGACCCGAATGTTATTGAAGCCATTGCGACAGACCTGCTGATTCTTGCCAACGCCGAAGGTTTCGCTTCCAGAGTTATGACACAACTTGAACCTTTGAAGATTCCGATTCCTGTAGACGCACCTAGACACGTTATTAGCGAGGCGATTGCAATTCCAATGCAGGAAGTAATCGACATAAAGGAAGCGGCAGGACTCTAATGAGCAGTTCTAATACTGAACGGCATCCTGCTAATGCACCCGGTACAGATTACGGTTCGCAACACTCCCAGGAAATTCATGTTAACTCCGACCTTAATCAAGGACCGGAAGCTCAGCACCACACATTAGGTAAAGGTGCAGATCAAGCTGCGCCCGGTAACCACACTCACGCATTAATGCCAAATAATATTCTATCGCTTCCCCCTGCATCTAATTCTTTACAAGGACAACTTAGAACTATTCCTGGTACAATAAGTACGGCTGATGTGTTGTATGTTTGTTTGAAAGCCGCAGATAATTCCTACTCATGGAAAGTGGTGGCAACAGGATGACAGTTATTGGACAAGAGTGCCAACACGACTTTACTATTCTTAGTGATGGTAGTGCTTTTTGTCTTAAGTGCAAGCTTAGTGGAACGGTTATTGGTAAGAGTGCCTCCTAAGAGTAAGCAGCAACCGTTAGAAATCGGTGAGGCTATTCGTAGTCTCGCCGAGGGTATGCTTGTCCAAGCTAAGAATCCTAGTGTTTTAAATTATAAACCTCATGCTAAGCAATACGCATTTCATTCTAGTGATGCTCGGATGCGTTTATATATTGGAGGAAACAGAAGTGGAAAAACAGTCGGGGGGGTTGTTGAAGATTGTTTATGGCTCATGGGAAAACATCCCTGGCGTCGAACTCCATTATTGCCCGTCAGGGGACGAGTCGTTGGTGTTGACTTCATTAACGGGATCGACAAGAACATTATCCCTCAAATCTCTCAGTGGCTACCCACGTCAGAACTTAAGGGTGGCTCGTGGGACTCGGCTTACAATAAGGAACTTCGCACTTTAACATTAGAGAACGGTTCCTTCATTGAGTTTATGAGTTACGATCAGGACTTGGATAAGTTCTCTGGAACTAGTCGGCACTTCGTACATTTTGACGAGGAACCACCGAAGGATATTTTCACAGAATGTTTCTTGCGTACAGTTGACGTAGGTGGGTCTATGTGGATAACAATGACTCCTGTAGAAGGCATGACGTGGATTTACGACGATATCTACGAGCCCGGCTTAATTCATCAGCGGGAATCTACAGAAGTCATTACTGTCGATATGACCGAAAACCCTTACTTATCTCAAGGGGAAATTCAAGCCCTTGTTAATAGTTTGGATGCCGAAGATCGTGAGGCCCGAGTTCATGGGAAATTCGTCAGGCTCGGGGGACTTATTTACAAAGACTTCTCGGTCGATACGCACGTTATACCGAGGGGAAGTCTCGATATACCGAAAGATGGAATTATCATTGCGTCACTCGATGCGGGATACAATAACCCTACCGCGTGGCTCTGGCATTATGTCGATCCAGACGGTAATCCAACAACCTTTAAGGAACACTACGCAAGCGGTATGGTTGTTGAAGAACATGCTCAACGAGTACATGAGATTAACAAAGAAATTGGACGAGCACCTGATTATTACGTGGGTGACCCCTCAATTCAAAATACGAGCGCCAATGGAACCTCGATACAGCAGGACTACATTAAGTACGGTATACCTATCCTTTTGGGTAACAATGCTGTTAGAGACGGCATTAATAGAGTTGCCGGATATTTGCGCGTTCGTCCTGACGTGGGACCAAGATGGCACGTTACAGCAAATTGTACGGCACTTATAAGTGAAATGCTTAAGTACCGTTGGAAAACTTACGCTAACCGACGGTTGATTAACCAGAACAACTTACAGGAAGAACCGCATAAGAAGAACGACCACGCTTGCGACTCCCTCCGATATTTCATTATGAGTCAACCAGATATTGCTAGCGGATACATTGGACGAACTACTAAGACAAGTAGTCCTAATGATTGGGTAGGCGCTCCTTCTGCTATTGATCCTCTAATGCCACAGTTACATGAACCACGTAGTCCTAGTGATTTCAATTCCGAATACAATTCAACTGGAACATTTACAGTTGACTCTGATGGCAGTGACGATTTTGGGAGCGAGTGGTGAGCACAGTAATTGGAAACGGCATTGGTGTGTTGATCTTTATTGTTATCTTTGGTTGGTTTATATGGGTGGGGGTGAAGAAGTAATGGCGTGGGGAATTCTAGTTGCTCTCGTTATGCTTATCATTGCTTTAGTCGTAATTGATAAGAACCATGATGAGAGTGATAATTAGTTGACTTGCGTGAGCGGCACACCTTGCCGTATCTTCTTACTCAAGGCCGAAGGTCTGTCTAATCGTGGAGGTAAGTAATGACCGAACTTTCAAGTGATGTTGTCACTAATGACTTTACTGGCAGTAAGTTGCCACAAAAGACTGGCGACCCAAGTATTGATTTTTCGCCGCCGACTACTACAATTGTTACTGTGGACCAGTTAGATGTTACTCGTTTTCCGCAGGGCAGTATGGTTGCAACACACCAGTTACGTTTGCCGAGTCATGCCCCGTATTTGGATGACGCTGCGGCTCAGGGTAATTCTACTGAGGACGCATTAACTTCCGTTACTCAGGAGGGTGTGCTTACTCCGTCGGGACATTTTCACTCAGATGTTAAGGCAAAGTTCGAGGGCGACCCTTACGTTCCTGTAGATAACGTAGGAACCGATGTTGTCGAACCAGAAGTTGTTGAAGTTCCGGTTCAGGAAGTTCCTGCTCAGCCGAATACTTTTGGGGTTACAACTCCAATTGTTGTCAATTAAGGAATAGAAATGCCCAACCCTTCTGGCCGTATCAAGGTTATTCAATTTTCTGCAATGCAGCAACCGGCTCGTTGTGCTTGCTGCGGCCGGTCGGGTAGGAATAACGAGGAACTATTTGCGGACCCAGCAATCTTTTTTGAGTTCGAGGGCAGTATTTATTTCTGCCAGGACTGTGTAAGTGAAATGGGTGCGTTGTTTGGTTTGGCAGTTGCTTATAACCTTCGTATCTCTTTAGCTAATAAGGATGCGGAACTCTTACAAACTCGGGAAGCATTAGAACGATCGGAACGAATTAATGACGATCTTACTCGTGAGCGGCTTGCTAGGCGTGATTCTGTGCCTATTATTGCTAGTATTCCTTATGGGGATACAGTTACTCAAATCTTCGACACTGGCTCACAGTCAGTTATTGCAGAACCTCAATCTTCTGACGATTCACAATCAGGGGTTGAGGAACCAGTTAATGTCGAAAGACCCGATGACGTTAGCGAATCTTCAACAGACAACGTTATTGAGCACGCAGCCGCTATCCTCGCAAGCAGTGGGTTATAACAATCCTGCACCTGAATATCCTAGCCAGGATTTTAATGATGAATCTTTGCATTATGGTGATGATGATGAAGGGCAGGAAATAACCGACGATGACGTCTACAACTTTAACGGAGACGGCAACCCAGCCGTTGTCATCCCGTAATGCTTCGTCATCGGATACTGGTGATACAGTATTAGATTCGATTAAAAAGCAAAAAGATGATGCAGATACTTTATCGTGGATTATGAGGCAATACAGACGTTGCAAGTCACAACGGGTTTATGTAGAACGCCAGTGGTACGTCAATCTGGCGTTCTACTTTGGTAAGCAGAATATTAAAGTTATTGCTGCCAACGGGGCTGCTAGTAATGGATTTCTACTGACAGTTCCTAAAGCGCCTCCGTGGCGTATCCGTATGGTTGTTAATCGTTGCCGTACATTTGTTCTTAAGCAGATGGCAAACCTCACTAGCCAGGAACCTAAGTTTTATTCTGTCCCGGCCGGAACAAGTGACGAAGATGCAACCAGTGCTCGTATTGCAGAGAGCATTATTGACAGCTACTATCGTGAAGAACAGTACAAATTAAAGTTGCGGCGACTTCTCTTTTGGGGAAGTATTTGTGGAACATCTTTCTTTAAGACCTATTGGGACAAAAGTCAGAAAGATGCTAATGGAAATCAAGGAAAAATTACAACAGATGTTATTGATCCTTTTCATCTCTATGTACCAGATTTGCTTCAACAGGATTTAGAGCTTCAACCATTTCTCATCCATGCATCTACTATGTCGCCAGAAATGGTAAAGAGAATTTATGGGGTTGAAGTAACTGCTAACGCTACAACTAGCGTAAACTTACTTGAAGATCAGTTTCTTAATTTAACAGGTAACGGCAAGGTTCCTAGTAAATTTAACGCAGTTCTGGTTCTTGAATGCTGGATTAAGCCTGGGTCATATGACCGATTTCCCGACGGTGCAATGATTACGGTTGCGGGGGATAAACTAGTTCAAAATAAGCCTGGGTGGCCTTACGACCACAAGGAGTATCCCTTTGCAAAATTCGACGACATTGACACCGGAAAATTCTATGGTGAAGGCGTACTTACAGATATTGTCCCGTTACAGAGGGAATATAACCGTAAGCGAAGCCAAATTGTTGAGAACACAAATCTTATTGCGAAGCCGAAATTACTCGCGCCGCGAGGCTCGATTAATCCTTCTGCGATTACTTCGGAGCCCGGTCAGGTAATTCTTTACACTCCTGGATTTAATCCTCCTACACCTTTACCTATTGCACCACTTCCAGCCTATGTCGAAAATGACATTCAACAGCTAATGTCTGACATGCAGGACTTAGTTGGGCAGCACGACCTTTCGCATATTGTAGGCACGAGAACTTCTGCAACAATGCTAGCAGCTATTCAACAACAGGACGCACTAATTATCCAGGGTGCCGCTACAAACATTGAGCAAGTTACTCAGATAACAGGTCGTCAAGTTCTTGCATTGGTGAAGCAGTTTTGGACTACCACTCGAACAATTAAGGTTGTAGGTTATGACGAAGCCTTCGAAATCCTTGCGTTTAAGAATACTGATATTACGAGCAATACCGAGGTTTATGTCGAAACAGGAAGCGCTCTACCGGTTAACAGAGCGGGTCGCCAAGCTTTCTTAATGGATGCGTTTAAGTTGGGATTAATTCCTGATCCTAACGACGTATTAGATTTGATGGATATTGGTGGGGTTGCTAAGATTCAACAGGATATGTTGATTGACCAGCGCCAAGCTCAGCGCGAGAATCAACAAATGGTCGCACTTGGCAAAAATCCACCTGCTGCTGACTTTAACTTCCCCGACAATATTGATCCAATGGCTGACCTACTTAATGTCGTTCAAGAATCTGGTGAAGTTCCTGGGCAACCTGATCCTGACGAGAATGCAAATGTTCCGCAGTTTGTTCCTAATACGTGGGATAACCACACTGTCCATATTCAAATTCATAACCGATTCCGTAAGTCTGAAAAATTTGAATCACTTGATGATTTAACTAAGAAGATTTTTCAGAACCATGTTGCCTTGCATGAACAGGCATTGCAGCAGAATACTAGTGGTCAGCCAATACCAGCCCAACCAGGAATACAACCTACAGACGAAGCAACTGCTAATGCACAACCTGCTCCTGCAGAACAACCAACGCAAGCAGGGGATGTTGGTGGAGATAAATCAGGAATAGAAAATGTAGGTAATGCAATACCTCAGGGACTTCCTGTAGGAATCACTACTCGGGCCGGTAATTATATTGAGAGGACTCTCTAATGGCACAGATCGGAATTGATGTTGGGCATGGGTTTATGGATAAGCGTATTGTTCAGGGGCAGGCTAGTGATGTTTTAGGTACATCAGCTAATTATGCGTCGCAGGCTGCATTACGCGCTCGGTTGACTGCAATTAATGGCACTCTTTATTCTGCGGCCAACCTTGATAAGTTGACCTATAATGACAAGGTTTATGCCTTGCGTCTAAATGATGATGCGGCAGGGATTTAAATGAGTCAGCAAGCAGTTAACACACTACTAATCCTTATTGGGCTTGTTCTTATTATCGGTGAGATTGTGATTGCGGTTAAGGTTGGTGTTTAATGGCAATGGTTCCGAAAGGTGTGCAGGCGGCTGCTCAGGCTAAAATGGCTAGCAGTAAAGCTAAGGGAACCTATATGGGTTTCAATAAATTAGCTAATAAGACGTCTCCCGCATTAGCTGCGTGGATTGGTAAGAAGAAGTATGGAAATGCAGGTTTTAATTCCTTAAAGAAGTAAATGCTTTGAATGCAAATTAAGCCGAATTCCTTGATTGGGGTTCGGCTTAGCTTGTGTCTGGACCTAGTTCGCGTCTACTCTGTCAGTCAAAGGCCAGGGCTCCCGCACTCGGCGAGAGTACAGCTACCATTAATAAGGACAAAACTAAATGTCAGAACCCCAGGGCAATGAGGTTGTTGTACCGCCAGTAGTTACGGAACCTCAAAGTACAGGACACCCCGCATGGGAAGAAGCTTTAGCTGAACTTCCTGAGGGATTACGTCCATTAGTTACTCCTACTTTTGAAAAGTGGGATAAAGGCGTTCAGGAAAGATTAGCTAAAGAGAAGGAGATTTACGCTCCTTGGAAAGAGTTAATCGACGCACAAGTTGATCCTGCTGCTGCTGCACAAGCTTTAAATCTCATGCAGGCAATTGATAATGACCCTGCCGGAGTTATTAAAGTTCTGCAGGAAGCATACGGATTAACTAAGGCAGAAGCTAAAGCAGTTGTTGCAGACGTACAGCAAACACCAACTGGTGAAGAACTTTCACCGGAAGCAAAGAGGATTGCCGAATTAGAAGCAAGACTTAATGAAGTTGCTACAGGTGTTCAAGCTCAGACGAAAGCCCAGCAAGATGCTAAGAATGCACAAGATTTAAGAGTTTTTATGGACAATGTAAAAGCAAAGTTTCCTACCGTTCCAGAACAATATCTTCTCCCGTATGTTGCACAGGGTTTAGATGTTGAAAAAGCTGCAAAGGATTATCTTGACGGTATAGAAGCTGCCGTTCAGGCGGCAAAAGCTCCCGGAGATAATGCTCCTGTAGTGATGGGTTCAGGTGGAGGAACAGTTACAAACCAGCAGGACTTAACTAAGCTTAGTGAAAAAGAAAGAAAAGACTTAGCAATACGAATGCTCGAAGAAGCGAGTCGTTCAAAGTAATCCCTGCCCTGGGATTCTGAGATTTAGGAGTTGTCAAATGGTCGCAACTATGACTACGGTGAACTCAATCACCAAGATTTTATATACTGGTACTATTCAGGAACAGCTTCAAAATGAGGCTGTTGGTTGGAAGCGTATTGAGTCCACTTCCGAAGGTGTTACTTCCGAAGTTGGCGGTCAATATGTGACCTTCCCGATTAGGATTGGCCGTAACAACGGTATTGGTTTCCGAAACGAAATGGAAGCACTTCCTGCGGCTGGTAACCAGGGATTTACTTCTGTTCGTATTGGTCTTAAATACGGTTACGGTGCTGTGCAGCTTTCAGGTCAGACTATGAAGTTAGCTGACTCTAACTTCCAGGCATTTAGTTCTGCACTTAGCTTGGAAATGAACGGACTTAAGGAAGATGTTGGCAAGGAGCAGAGCCGTATGTTTTACGGTAATACTCTTGGAACAATTGCAACTGTTGTAACTTCGGCATCTGCTGGAACAATTACTGTTGATACTTTGCAGTATGTTCAGGATGGTATGTTTATTGACATTGTTACTACGGCAGGGGTTTCTCACGCTGCTTCTCGTAACATTTTGACCATTACTAACTCGACTAACACCATTACTTATGACGGTTCTGACGTTCACACAGTTGTTGCCGCTGGTGACATTCTTGTTCGTCAGGGTTCGTATGGTCGTGAGCCTAACGGTTTAGCCTCTATTGACAGTAGCACAGGCGTTCTCTTTAATGTGGACCCTGCTACTTATCGTCAGTGGGCTGCAACAGTTAATGCGAATGGTGGAACTAACCGCGCCATTTCCGAAGGCTTAATGATTAACTTAACGGACAGTGTTCGTCAGCAAGGTGGTAAGACTTCTCTCATTCTTATGAGCCTCGGTGTTCGGCGAGCTTATTTCAGCTTGCTTTCTCAGCAACGTCGTATCGTTTCGACAACTGAGTTTACTGGTGGTCTTACCGGAATTGCATTTACTAATGGCCGCGATATTCCTTGTGTCGAAGATGTTGACGCTCCTGCAAATAAGATGTGGTTCTTGCAGGAAGATTCGTTCAAGATTTACCGTCTCGCTGATTGGGACTGGTTGAATATGGACGGAGACATTTGGAAGTGGCTTGTTGGTTATGACGCTTGGCAGGCAAAGTTAGCTTGCTATTACGAACTCGGTGTTAATCGTCGTAACGCTAATGGTCTCCTTTCGGACATTACTGAGGGCTAATCCAGGTTTAGGGCGTTAGTAGGTTCCCGAGTGCCTACTAACGCCCTTCCTGCTAAAAGGAGACTTTTGTTATGACAACACTTTCCGACTTGGTGTTTGCCGCATTGGCAAATAAGTCTGGGCTTACCCCTGCTTCTTCATATTCTATGGCTGATCACGCCATGTATGTTCTTACTAATGGCAGTTCCGGCGGTGGGGGTATTACCCCTCCTGTAGGTGATATTGGTGGAACTTCGGGTGCCCCTACTGTTGTAAGTACACACCTATCTGCTGCATTACCTGTTAATCAGGGTGGTACTGGAAGCACTACACAAAATACTAATGCTGGTGACTCGGTAACTAAGAGTTATGTTGATGCTGCAATTGCAGCATTAGACTTAAAACCAGAAGCACAATGGGCAACTACTGCTGCATTGGCAGCTAATACTTACTTAACTGGTGTTATTACTGAAACAGGTAATGGCGCTTTAACTGTTGATGGCACAGCCGTTGCAGTTAATGATCGAGTTCTTGTTAAAAATGAAGCTACTCAACAAAATAACGGTTTATACTCTGTTACTGCTACTGGTTCTGGTGCAGCACCCTTTGTATTAACTCGTGTCGCTGATATGAATACTAATGCTTCAATCCCCGGTGCATTAGTTGTTATTCAAAAGGGTACAGTTAATGCCGGTAGCCTATGGGGTGTCTTTAATCCTGGGCCATTTATAATTGGTACAACGGCAATTGTATGGTCTGGATTAGACGTTGGTCCAGATTTAGTAGCTGGTTCTGGTATCACTGTTACAGGCTCTACAATTGCAGCCAAAACATTAGATTTACTTCCTGCTCCTGCGGCTGCTGTGGCATTTAATGCACAAAAAATTACAGGACTTGCTAACGGCTCAGGTGCCCAGGATGCCGCAGCTTTTGGTCAAATTCCAACAGCACTTCCGCCTAATGGTGCTGCTGGTGGGGACTTAAGTAGTACATACCCTAATCCTACTGTAGCTAAGGTACAAGGTGTCGCTATTACCGCTGGTTCGGCGACACTTGTATCACAACTTAATGGTTCAACGACACGTTCAGCTACTGCAACTCTTATTGCTGGGGAAGAAACAGTTTTTACTGGTTCTACTGCCGCGCAAACATTGACACTACCGGCCAGTACAGCGCAAGCATCGTCTCTTAATACTATTGCTAATACATCATCAGTGTCAGTAACAATCGCCGCTGGCGCTGGCACCACACTTAATGTCGGTGGTGTTGCAGGTAGCGTTGTTCTCTCAGCGGGTTTTTCTATAGAATTTGCTTTAATTGGCACTGTTTGGTACGCTCTAAATTTCGGTCCGCTGTCTCGGGGTTATGCTCTCGCGTCTGATTATAATTACGCAGCAATGACTGTGCAGCCAGACTTTCTCCCTGTTGCCTCTGCTGCCATGAACAACGCTGGGACGATCACTGGGTCGGTAATGCGCTTAGACCACGTTGCGCCAATTACAAGCTTAGATTTTTCGATATCTACCGCCGGTGCTTCATTAACCGCTGGTCATTGTGAGGTTGGCGTCTACGATCCGAGCAAAACCCTTATAGGCCACGCATTTACAGCAGATGGTGCAACTGATTTGGCTACTGTTCTAGTCGGCTCAACTGGACGGCATACGAGTACGTTAATAGCTGACGGAACTGGCTTAACAGGCTTATTGCCGGGTAATTATTATGCAGTAATTTATCAGAATGGCACCACCGCGGCGATCCTCAAGGCACCATCGAACTCCACCCTTGTGAACGGCAACCTGTCGGCGGCTAATAGTAAGTATTTTACTGCTGACACTGGCCGAGTCAATTCCCTCCCGGCATCATTAGGTGCATTTACCGCACGATCGGGTGCCGACTGGTTTGCGATATTCTAGAACGTATATATTGAATCTATAGGGAAAGGAATTAAAATGGCGGTCCTTTTGACCGACCTACTTATTAAAGGTAGCAGTTCTCTAGCTACTGCTGGTAATGCCACGCCTAATAGTGGTCCTGGCAGTAACCTCGGTGGTTTCTGTTCTTCTGGTGCTCTGATTGATGCTACTCTGGATAACTTATTTTCAGATGCCACAGGTGCAGAGAATGCTGCGGGTAATCAGGACTACCAGTGTTATTTCTTACTTAATAACAATGGAACTCAAGACCTATCTAACATCACAGTATTTGTTAATGGTGACACGCCGGGCGGTGCAGTAATTGCTGTTGGACTTGATCCTACAGGAATAACCTCATTAGCTTCTTCATTAGCTCAAGCTGCCGTTATTCCAAATAAGAATACGCCTCCTGCGGGAGTTGTATTTTCTTATCCTGTGCTGCCTGGTAATGGACTGCTTGTATCTAATCTTACTCATGGTTTTGTTCTACCTATTTGGATTCGTCGAACTTGTCAGGGTGGCCCAGCCGTTAATAACGATGGCGTCATCATCGGTTATTCTGCCACGAGCCCTCTGTAGGAGTAGTAATGACTGCTGTTGATCTTTTACTTAACGGTCCAAGTTTCGTTACTACTGCGGGCGGGACAACTATTCCTGCATCTGGTACAGTTGAAACTTGGGCATCTTCTACATTAACTGCATTTACTGGTATTACTACTGGTACAACAGAATGTAGAGTCCAGGACTTGGCTGCTCCTGGCGAGATTATTCTTGTGACTAATGTTGCAGGTACAGCAGTTACAGTAACTCGCGGTGCAGAGGGTACAACTCCTGTTGCTCATGCAGTTGGTCATTCATTTACTGCTGTGTTAACTGCTGGGGGAATTGCTAGTTATATTGCGGGAGCAATTGTAACCGCTATGGCTAATGTAGTAATTAATGGCAACGGTACTGGACAGATTGAATTATTTGAAGGTACTAGCGATCCTGGGGGCTCTGCTGCTGAGGGTGCTATTTGGGTTGATGCGTAATGCCTATTGCACTTATTAGACGCAATGGTGCTTGGATTCCATTAAGCGTCCAAGGAAATAGTGGACTTTTTGTTGTCGGTGCAGTAGAGCCTGCACCCGGTACTAATACTGGTCCTAATGGTATTTGGGCTGTTGATAAGAAAGCTGTCAATCTACTGACACCGATGTATGGTGACCAAATTTTTAATACCCCTGGACAAACAATTGTAAACAGGGATATTTTTGGTTTTGTGACCATTACAGCGGCTAATGTGACTCTTTCAGGTTGTAAAGTTCGTGGGTATGTTGCAGGAACTTTACCCGGTGGAGCACATACTTCTCCTGCCACTACATCAACAGGTCTTATCAACACTAACAATGCGAACTGTTCCAATGCAATTATTCAGGATTGTGAACTGATACCCGATAATCCTGCACAGCAAATTGATGGTATTTTTGCTCGCAGGTATCGTGCCTATCGTAATAACATTCAACGTTGTGTGGATGGTTTTGGGGCATTTGATACCAGTTCTGCTAACAATGCTGATGTAATTGTTTATGGCAACTTTGTTGATAAGCATGCTTGGTTCTATCCTGACGCGGGACATACCAATGGTTCCCATTGTGATGGAATACAGCCGCAAGGCGGTAAGAATATTGATATCCAGGGTAACCGGCATACGGGCATGGTTGACCCAACAATTCCAGGATTTAGTTCTACTAACTACTTTGCCCAGCGAGGCAATCATGGTGGACTTTATCTTGCTAACTCCGCTATTCAGTTCAACACTAATACTGGTGCATTGAGTAACGTTACAGTGGCAAAGAACTGGTTTGGTGGGGGAGACTTCTCTACTGTTAATGACCCTCCTGGACAGCCTATTGCTTTTGTTAAGTTTGATGATAATATCTTTGATGGAAATAATGGTGGGGGTAATTCGTGGGCTTGGTCGGTTGCCACAGGCAGCACATTTTCAGCCCATGCTCCTACTGGAAATAAATTCAGCAACGGTACTCTTGTTACTCCCCATTACCAGTAAGGTATATAATGGCGCTTAAAAGAAATACCGCAGAGGGTCAGAGTAACGGCACACCTCTGACTGTTGGAAATTCTGGCGGTGGTTCGGGGGATGCTTTTAGTGTTATTGGTGGTTCGGGCGGCGCAGCAATTTTTTCTACTGCCCAAGCTATACATGGAACTAACTCTTATGATTTAAGTGCTACTTCTGGAAATACAATTATTCCAGAATTCGACTATACAGCAAGTCCTCAATGCGCGCATCAGTTCTATTTCAGACTCCCTGTACTTCCATCGACTACAGTTGCATTATGTCAAGTTCGTAATTCTAGTGGAATCGCAGCTAAAGTTACTATTAGTGCCTCGAATAAATTGCAGATTCAAAATGCAACGGGCAACACTTTACATGGTGCTGGATTCGCTACTACACTACTTGCTAACACTTGGTATCGTGTTGAAATTGAAGTCATCCCTGGCACAACTACCGCTAATGGTACAATTAACTGCGGCTACTATTTAGGAGACGCCGCTGAGGGCTCTCCTGTAGATGCTCGTTTAGCATTAGGTGCTACTGTTAATGCTGGTACTGCTAATTTAACTAAATACCAACCCGGCATTGCACAAACATCTGCTTCTGGAACGTTTCATGTTTTCTATGACGATCCAGGATTTGATTCTGCAACTTCTACACCTATTGGTGTTGGTGCAGCCACAATTCCTGGGGCGCCTACTGCTGTAATTGCTACTCCGGCAAGCGGTCAAGTTAGTGTAGCATTTACTGCACCGGGTTCAAATGGTGGATCAGCAATTACAGGTTATACTATTGTAGTTACAGATACGATTACTAGTGCAGTGTTTTCTAATAGTGGACCGACTTCACCGATTTTTGTTGGTGGTTTAACTAACGGAAATCTTTGTTCAGTAGTGGTTTATGCTACTAATGCAATTGGAAATGGGCCTAATTCAAGTCCTGCTGTGACATTCACACCCGGCGCGGTTCCTGGGGCTCCTACGTCGATCGTAGCAAGCGCAGGGGTGGACGCAGCGACGGTTACGTTCACTGCTCCCGCAAGTAATGGCGGTTCACCAATTACGGGCTATACTGCAATATCTACGCCAGGTTCATTTACTGGTACGGGAGCAGCAGCGCCTATTAATGTAGTGGGATTAACTGCCGGAACAGGTTATACTTTTACTGTTCACGCTATTAATGCAAATGGTAATTCGGCCGAAAGTGCAGCATCTAATTCAGTTACCCCTACTGGTGGACTTAATGTTGTATCCATTCGACGTTCTGGTGTATGGGTATCTAACGTCCCTATTAACATCAGACGTTCCGCTGCATGGACGCAGGTATTATAATGGTATCTCCGACTAGTAACTTACCTCAATCTCTACCCTTAGTATTAGCTGGTGCTCCTGCTGGTGCTCCAAGTACCGTTCCTATTCTTAAGACTTCTACATTCTTGTGGAATGTTGGTATCGGAACAACCCCACTTGCTTGGACTAATACGTTCCGTTGGAATATTGGCTACGAGACGATTTGGACGAAGTTAAACTAATGTTAGACTTAAGCTTAGGAACTGTCCTTGTTCCTACAGAAGATGGCTACGTCATTGACCAAAATCATGCACGTATTGCCGAGATTATTAAGGACTACGATCCAGATTTAGAATTAGCGTGGATTCCGCCAGATAAGAGATTATCAGATGATCCTCCGTTTTGTGTAATCCATCGTCCGGTAGGATTGGCTGCCTACATTGCATTCTATTCTTGGGTTTGTGACGAGACAATTCTTGAGCGTATTTTCATGGGGGATGTTCGTAAGCAAGGAAACACGATCCTTAGTCGAATTGATGCTAAGAATGCAGCGATCAAAGCACTCCAAATGAAGCGACAAATGGATCAGTTAGACGAAGCTTCTGACAAGGCTAAGCATATTCTCAGAAGTCCGCAGCATAACTATACTGTGGATGGCGTCGTATACCATGATAATAAGCCAGCCACTCCTGTAGAAAAGCCGAAGATTTTTGGACTGAGGTAGAATGAACGTACAGGATATTGTCTCACGAGTGCGCAGTCAATTTGGTGATACTACAGGTATTCAGGTATCCGATAGCGATATCTTTAACTGGATTAATGACGGTATGCGCGATATTTGCTATGGCGCTTCATTGATTCAAACTCGTGCGACGGCTGACGTTAAAACTGGTCAGATGGATTACACATTGCCCAATGACTACTTGACTATTTTCAATATTAAATACGATGGTCGATCTATTGAAAGTTTAACCATTGAAGAACGAGATAATTTAATAGCCAATGCTGATAATATAATCACACAAACTACTGAGAACACACCCACTCGGTATTGGATTTGGGCTCGCACTATTACTTTGTACCCGACTCCCAATGTGGATTTACAGGGTGGATTACGGGCATATTATACACGAGTTCCAGATAAAATTTCTAGTCTTTCAGATAGTCTCGATGACGGCTTTCCTTTGAGTTTGCATAATACCTTATTAGACCGTGTTCTTCAATGGGCTTATGAGAAGGACGAAAACTGGCAAGCTGCTCAAATTAAAGAAGGTCAGTATACTACTACGGTAGCTAAGATGGCCGAAGATATTAACTTCAATGAGCATGATGAATACCCGCACATTACTGTCAGTGAAAGAGATTCAGGGCAAGACAATCTAGGGAATGTTTATGGCTACGGCTGGTAAGACAAAGATTAGAATTACCGGTACGAATCGGCAAATTACGCCGATTCAAATTGGTCCTTGGCCCGAAGGTTTAAACAACCGCGAAGGCGACTATGGATTTCGTGATATCAAACCAAGCGAGCTTCTTGCTTGTTCTAATCTTAATGTCTTAGAATCAGGGATTCTCGTTAGTCGTTCAGGATTTGCAAGATATGATGCGAACATCTTTCCAGATACGATTGGTACTAATCAGTCTACTCTTAGCCTTCGCAATGTTATTGGCTCTGTACGTTTGGATAACCAATATAGTGAAGGTTTAGTTCAATTTTACGACACCAACTCTCTTACTATTTATGTGCTAAAAACTAGTGTAATCGGTGGTGGCGAATTTACCGACTTTGCTAGTGGCTATTGGGTTAAGCAAGCTATTACTGCTGGACAGAATTACTGGCTTACGTCAGCAGTACGCTATAATAAGAATATCTACTTGACTACCAATAATGCTTACTTGAATGAAGCTTCCAGTTTTGCTGGGGGTTTTTACTACGGGTATTCTCCAATTCCTACGGTAAAGACTACGTTTGCTATTGCTCCTATATATCCGAGTGGTCCAAATGCAGGGCAAATTGCGCCATTAGAAGATATGTGCATTGATAATGCAGGCAATATTTACTGTCTTGTTAGCGCTACAAGTGGTGCTACACTTGATGGTTTTATTAGTAAGATTACTTCGGGTGGAGTTCAGTCTATTTTTGTAACTGGACTTGATCTTGTTAAGTCTATGACTACCGATGGAATTAATCTTTATATTACGGGTTACGGTAATGGTGCAAGTCTTTACGGGAATGCTGTTAATAAGATTGATTCTACAGGCCTTATAACGACTGTGGTTCCTGCGGGTAGTCAGTATTATTATGAAGGAATGGCTTGGGATGCTTCAATCGGTAGTATTGTTTGTTATCAAGATTACCAAGTCAGTTCTACTCTTGTTGCTAATCTTGTTTCAATTAATGTAATCACTAATATAATTACAACCATCTATACTGGAACAAATCCCCCAACACAGCCCAATGGTTCTAATGCAACTGAGAATGTATTAGTTAAAAGTATTACGACTCCTGGGCTATATTATGGTGTGGGGGGATTTCTAGGTAACTCCACTTATCGTATTGACTCAGCAAGTGCTGCTGGTCCGAATCAAGCAGTAAGCCCTCAAGTATTGGGGACAACTGCTGTATCCATTTTTGATTCCACTCTTGATACTCAAAATGATATTGTATATATTGTTGATGGTGTTGCCACAAGTGGAACTGTTGTTAAGGTTAACATCGGTACACAAACTGCCACACAGTATGTTACTGGACTCGATGCGCCCACGGAAATTGTAGAGGATGCAGCAGGTAACATCTATGTGTACGAGTCGAATCAAAAGAGGATTACTAAAGCTGCTGTACCTGCTACACCTAATTTGAACCCCATTGTTAGTATGCCATTTGGTGATTTCTCATTCATGTTCAAGGACAGAATGTGGATCATCAATAAGATCAGTAATCGTATCTATTACAGTAAGCCTACTGATCCTACGGGTTGGAATATTGGTGTAGACGGATCAGGATTTTTTGACGTAAACCCTGGGGATGGTTTAGCGATTACTGACGTAGTTGTTGCCAGTAACCAAATGTTTATCTTTAAAGATGGTGGAACCTGGCGATTCACATTTACTTCGGACCCAGGAGTAGATGGTGTTTTAGCTGTTATCTCTAAGGACCGTGGAGCTTTCTCCGCTACCGTATACAACAACGTACCCTATTTAGTTGGACGCCAGGGTGTGCAAAGATTAATTAATGGAAACTTCATTGATGTATCTCAGCAGATTCGAGATTATAATACATTCTTTACTTCGGATTCTGTTATTGACAACTTCAAAAATAGACTGTACGTAACACTTCAATCGTCTACAACAGGTCAACCCCATATGCTTACCATGAACCTTATTTCAGGTGCATGGAGTTCGTATGACCTATCTGATATTTTTGGGGCCACTCAGTTTCCTGTAGAAAGCCATATGTTTAGTTGCGGGATTAACTGTGCATTATTTTTAGCACAGAATGGTTCTGATCTTGCAGTGGGAGCTATTAATAACATTTCCAGTGATAACATCGTAACGAATCTCGGAGGGTGGAATTCTTCTCCTGCTTCGGGTGGGGCACTTGGAAATAGCCTTCAAATTTTTGTCCCTAATAATATTCAAACTACTCGGCAAATTCCTGCCTACAGTATGCAGACAATGCACTATGATTTTGGTACACCCTTAAACTGGAAGAAGTTAGATAAGGTTTCAGTTGATGTACTGTCTACGTTTTTCGACTTTGAAAGTGTTGATACGGATTATCCGATTAATTTGAATATGGATTTCAGAAGTCCTGTGATTGATAATAAAGGTATTGTGACACTGGATACTCAAATTGATACAAATCCTTTAGGACCAGACGGATTTCCAGTATTGCAAGTTATTTATGATACTACTACACAACAGCCGTTTTCGGCACATAGATTTCAAGTTGTTACATTTGGATTTAGTACAGCATTGACAGCAATTAATTCGTCAGGTAATGATGCTCAATTGGTATTCAAGCGTGCATCTGGTTATATCGTACAGAAAACTTCGCAGGGTCAAGGCGCAGTTTTGTAGGCTTGACACGACGGCTCCTGAGAGGTAGCATTGTAATATGGCCGCACCTGTGACTAATTATTCTGCCGGGAACAATATTTATGGCTCCGGCAGTCCCCAGGCAACTATGGGAACCGTTGACCCTACGGGTTACATTGACCGTTCTCTAAATAACCCTTCGCAAAGCAGAAGTGGTTTAGCCGCTGCGGCTATTCAAAGATTAAATGGGACGCCACAATTTGCTCCTGGTGATCCTGGTGTTGGGCAATTAAACGGTACACCCCCGCAGTATACACCACCGCTTACAGGTGCTAATTATGGGTCTAATGGTACTGATCCTTTGCAGCAGATTTCTCAAAGTGTTTTTAATCAGAACAGTCCTGCGGATCAATCGTTAGCCCAGCAACGTTCACCCGGTGGCGCGTTGCCTGTTCCTAAGGTGGCGCCTTTAAATGTCAACTCCATCGGACAAATTAGCCTTCCGCCTTCTCAGTCATTACCTCTCGATGCTGATTTGGCGGCACAAGAAGCTGCACAAACATCAGCAGCTAATAATCAACTTGCTCAGTTCCAAAATCAACAGCAAGCTTTAGCTGCTCAATACGCATTAAGTGCTCATAATCAGTCAGAGAAATTCCCAGGCGTACTTAATGCGCTTCTTGCTAATTATGGTTCCGGTCGTGGATTGGGTTTTAGTTCAGGATACGGAACAGCTTATAACAATGACCAGAATGCCCAACAGCAAGCATTAGATCAATTGTATTCAGCGGCTCAGCAAGGATTAGCTGGCGTTCAGACTAATGCAGCCCTAGTTCCTACTACTCTTTCTAATGCTATTCAGCAAATTCTTGCTACGCAAGCTGCTCGTAATAATACACTATTGAATGCTGGTGGAACTACAGGACTATCTGGTGTCCCAGCATTAACATTGAATCCTAAGGCTGCGGGAGTAGCTGGCGGCGTAGGAGGCTTATACTAATGGCACTTTTAGCAACTACTCCTAGTCCATACCCTACTTCGGGCACTCCATTTCCGACTTCGGGTAACCCATTTCCTTCTAGTGGGGCACCCCTATCTAATTCTGCACCTGCTGCTACTAAAGCTTCTACCAAAGCTGCCGCTACGCCTGCACCTACTCAAAGTATTTTTGGTCAAGGCGGTGCATTTGGCCCTACCACACCTACTGCTGTTGGTCCTAATGCTTGGAGTAATCCTAGTGCTAGTGTTCAAGCTGGTGCACAGGCCGCAACCGCAACTGTTGATCCTTATGACCAATTAATGCAAGCATTACAATCATCTGGACCCTATACTCCTGCGCAAACTATTGGTGGGGGAAGTTCAGTTGTTCAAACTGGTCCTGGGTTACAGCAGATTATGTCAATGCTCGGGCTTGGGAATTACCAGGCTCCTACTTTAGCTCAATTAACTGCTCAGGCTAATAATCAAGTTAATACTACACTCAACCCTCAAATTGCTGCTGTTCAGCAACAGATTGCTGCACGTAACACTTTAGGTCAACAGCAATCTGGTGATGCAACTAAGCAGTATGCTGATCTTAATGCTTTTATTCAGGCTGCAACTCAGCAGGGTCAGGGTGCTTATGAGAATGCTGCAAATGCACAAGGTCAAGACTACCAGGCATTATTAAATGGTATCGGACAAAATTACGCTAATGGTAAGCAGGCTGTTAATGCTGAACAAGCGAGGTTAGGTCTTAATGGAATCAACAACTCTGCGTTCGATCGTAACGCGCAATTCCTACAGGGATTAGCTGCTGCGAATCAACAATCGGCAGCGAATACTTTGGCTGGACAACGGGCCAATTATACTGGCACGCAGAATTTACTCGGTTCAGCCGAACAATCTGGCGGTGTCGCAGAACAAAACAAACTTGCGACCGCGCTTGCACAGGCATTAGGTGGATTAAATCAACAAGTTAGTTCGTTACAAGGTTCTCGTGGTGGATTAGAACAGCAAGCTTTAGCACAATTGCAACAGCAAGCGTTAACTAACCAGAATGCTAACACTACTCAAATGTTGAATGCAATTAAGGCTGCTGCTGCGGGTCAAAAGGTTGTTAGTAATGGCAGTACAAAAATTGCGGCATCCGGTATTTCAGATCAGCAAAAAATTACAGATGCTTTGGCAATTCTTAGTGGGCAACGTCAAGCTACAACTGCACAACAGAATGCGGCTCAGAAGCTTATCACTAATGCATACGCCGGTATTAATTCGGTTACAGCTACGACTAAGGAACAGCAAGCGTTAGCAGGGACTCCTGCACTCAACGCTTATAACCAGAAACTTAACCAGATTATGAGCCAGGTTCCGCAGTAATGCCTGTCAACTTGAGTGCATTACTTCAAGGGGCTGCTATCCCAAAGGTGGCGGCTCCTTTAGTTGCGCCCTCAGTTCCTAAAATAGCTCCGACGGCACCCCCAATGAGTCCATTAAGTCAAGCATTAGCTAATATTTTAGCGGGTAGTGGGGCAGCGCAGCCTAATGTTTCGGCCCCTATTACTCCCTCTGTAGGGGGGTTTCAGTTCCCTAATTTTACATTAGGAAGTACAGACACTTCTACTGGAACTACTGGACCGGCACTTGATCCAAAGGTTCAAAAACTCTCTAATATTTATGCTGCTGATGCTGCAAAATCTGCTGCATTAGGAATGGCGCCTCCATCACATCGACCAAGTTTAATTCACCGGGTATTTGATCTACTTTCACGTCCTGAGTATGCTGTCAGTAATGCTCTTTTGCAAGGTGATAAAGCTGTTTCTCAGGGTAAGAGTTGGCTGGATCAATTTGGAGCTATGGGTAGCGGTGCATTATCGGGTCTTGAGGGTAAATCTAAGACTATGTATGGGGATGTTATCCAGCAGTTGCGAGATGCTGCTAATGCTCGTGGTCAAAGTGGTTTTGAAAACACTTTATTAGGTCACAGTCCCGTAACTTATACTCCTGGGCAATCTGGTCCAATGCAAAGTATTTTGGGTAAGGGTTTGACTATTGGTGCTAATATTGTAGGTGACCCGTTAAACTTAGTTTCAGGTGTTGGAGTTCCTGAAAAACTTACTAATGTAGCCAAAACTTTAGGAAAAGCTGGTGAGGTTTCCGATGCTACAAAAGCTGCGGATGCGTTGGGGGCAGTTCATGGAATTTCTGCACCAGGGGAGCTAACTAGTTTAGTTCGTCCTGCAACTGCAATTCCATCAGTAACTCAAGCAACTCAAACTGAGTCACGAGTACAGCAAATTCTGGATCAATTACAACCGCATATGAATCAAGAGCATTTAGCACTTAATACTAAATTAGCTGAGCAAGCCGGTTTAGGTGGTCCAGTATTACGAACTGGACAAACTACTACGACTAAGTTGGCTAAAACCGTTCAGAATATTGACAGGGGTATTCGTCCTGCTGATTTAATTGGTACGGGTAAGCGTGCTGAAACTAATCGTTTGGCTATGGAAATTCGTGGTCAATCTACTGCCGATGCAGCAAAAGCTTATAAGGATATGCAATCTAGTGTCTTAGAAGATATGACTAGAGCAACTCGTCCTGCCACTATTCGTCGTGCTGGTGTTAAAATTGCTGGAAAGCAATTAACTTTAACTCCTGAGGCTATTTCGAGTAGACTTAGAAGTTTAGGTAATGAATCAGGCATTAATGAGGCTACTAGAGCATTCCAAAAGGCATTCATTTCTACAGGAAGAATGAGTCCTGAATTACAAGCAGTAAGTGGAGCAAGTCGAGGAATGTCTCATGGCCCTTGGGCTTCTTTAATTCACACTATGGGCGATCGTTTTCATGGTATGAATGAAGGGGCCATCGGCAATTCCTTACGTCACGTTGTAAATAATACACCAGAATTAGGTTCAAGTCCTGAAATTGAAGCTGCAATCCACGCCCATGTTGGAGATATTGTAGATAAATTGCAAAATAGTAATGAGCATGGACTAAATATTACAGACTTTAATCATCACTTATCGGGTAAAGATAAACTCACTCTTAATCCTGAGAGTGCTAATATTATTCAAAATGGTACTCGGGATCAAGCTATTAAAGAGCTAGAAATGACAATGTCTCGTGGGGTTGAGGCCAATAAGAGCCACCCTCTTGACTATTTAGCTCGTTTAGGTAATGGTGGAATCAAGGCTGATGCTGCAAAAGCTATTCGTAGTCAACTTGTTAAGTTTGGTATTAAAGATGAGGGTCCAGTAGCAGAAGCTCTTAAGAATACTCATGGATATAAGGAGTTGAAACAGACGCCTGGATTTATCTATCACCCCGATATTCATAACGATGCCAGTCGTATGTTTGACCTCCTTACTAATCATGGGCAATCGGAAGAATTTACAAACCAGCTTGGTAAGATCGTAACTCTGTGGAAGAAATTAGCTACAATTTACAACTTGCCAGGCTATCCGACCCGTAACTTTATTGCTAACTCGTATATGGCTTGGTTGGTTGGTGGGCAGCACGGATTAGGTGCTTTTAAATCTTCTATAATGGCTGCTAAGCAAATGGCGCATCGACTTGATAAAGTTGACCGTGGGAGTATTGACCCGGTTCGTGCAGTTCTAAAGAAAGAAATGGACAAAGAAATTGGTGGAACAGGACCAGTTTTATATCATACAAAAGGTGGATTTCCCGTTTCGCCTGATCTTAACGATGCCGCGTATCGCGGGAATGGACTCGAATCGACTTTTACGGGAACTACATATACTTCGCATCCTGCGACAGCAACGGGAGTTAGAGCAGCAGCACATAAAGTAAATGCTTCTGTTTTAGCCGCTAACAAAGCTGTTGAAGATTTCGGTCGGCACGGAGTATTTATTCATCACATGCGTATGAGTAGCGCCAAAAATCAAGCAGAGTTTGAAAAAGAGGCTGCGTTAGCTGCTAATAAGGTTCGTAAGGCACTCTTTGACTATGGAGATAGTACGGCCTTTGAAAAGAAAACAATGGTTAAGTTGTTCCCGTTCTACAAATGGAATAGGAAAGCTATTCCGGCTCTGTTTCATGGGCTCCTAGACCACCCTGGGAAAGTCTTGAACTTCCAGATGGCGCTAGAACAGGGTCTACAATTAGCCTCTGGGCACCCTGCGCCGCCTAATGACCCTTGGGGATTAAATCAAGTTGAACCATTAAGTCGTATTCCTTCATATATTGCACAAAGAATGAGCACTCCGTTTGGAAAAATGGGTAAGACTGGCGCTCAGCAATATCTTGATCCAGCTATTCCATTTAACGACGAGCTAAGATTGTTAGGTGATCCCTCATCTATCATTTCTCAGATAAGCCCACTTTTACGGGTGCCTATTGAGGATACAATGGGTAAGCAGTTTTTCCATGACTTACCCATTAAGAATCGTTTACAGTATTCAACAGTAGGACAGGTCAACATTCTTCGTTCATTATTGAAAGCATCAGGAAATAGCGGTGCTCCTGTAGGAGCTTCTGGAAGCACTACAGGAAGTACGGCAACAAGTAAGAGTCCTCTTGATGCAATCTTGCAAACCTTTAATCCACTTAATTCAATAGTAGGTCCGCAGCAAAATACGCCTAAATCACAAGCTTCTACTTTATTAGCAAATAATACAGCCTTAGCAAAGAAGATTAAGGCCCTCCACGATGCGGCGGTAAAAAATGCTGGTGGCTAGTTTACTTGCAGAAGGTGCAGTTGCTAATAGTAGCACAGCGGGCATTATTACAGCAGTTGCTACCTTATTTATTGCTTTAAGTGGACTTGTAGTTGCTCTGCCTGCTCTTATTAAGATACTTCGTGCTACTAATATGAACACTGTGCAGATTAAAGAAGTGCATACGATTGTTAATCAACAACATACTGACTTAAAACGATATCAAGTTGCTTTAGTTAAAGCTTTACAGGCCGCAGGTGTAGAAGTCCCCGACGACCAAAGTTTGGAAGATTAATGCTATTAGCTGATGCCACCATCCACTTTACCAATAATGTCAATACCGGGAGTATAGCTACCGTTGTTGCTGCTGGTATTGTGGGATGGTTTTCTTTAAAAGCTGCTAAAATATCTAAGAAAACTAACGATAAGGTAGGTAATGGGTGGACAGAAGCACTCGGAAAGACACTGGATAAAATTCAGGATTCCGCAGACATTTCCGCAGAAAAGTCAGATAAAGCAGCAAGAGAAGCGGAAGAAGCGAAAAGAAAAGCATCTTCCACAGATGAACAAATTAGGAAAACTCGCGGAACGGTAGATCGTTTGTCTGGTCAATTTGACCAGCATATCATGCAGCACAATTGGAGAGACAAATGAAGCTTCCATCACTCGGAGAGATTAAGAAATTTCTGGCAGCATTGCCGGGAGCGTGTGTGGCTGTTGTCAGTACATTTGCATTAACAGGTGAAACTAGAAGTATTGTTACAACAATTGGCATCGCAGCGGGCTTATTAGGCACCTATTTCATTGGTCCTAATGATCCTCCTGCCGTCGCTCAGGTGGCTGCCAGCAGGCTTGAGGCTGTTGCACCCTCGACAAACGTTTCTCAGGGTACTCCTGGCACCCCAGGAACGTAATCCGGATGCCTACTTTATACCCTTTGGCTGCTTATAAACCATTAGGTTCTCAAACACAGCCGAGATTAGTAAACCCGTCCGCAATAATCCTACACACAATGGATGGTTATTTACATGGAACTGATGCCACCTTTAGGCCAAACGGATATCACGGTGATGAATCGCATTTCGGAGTCGGTGGACCGGCAGACGGACAATCTTTTGACGGGGCAGTTTGGCAATGGCAAGACCTTGATTACACAGCCGACGCGCAATATTCGGGTAACTCCTACGGGATTTCCATTGAAACTAGTGACGGAGGACAACCTAACACCCCTTGGAGTCCTAAACAACTCGAATCAATTACCTCTCTGGTAATATGGCTTTGTCAAAAGTACAACTTGCCACCAGTTTTAATGGCACACTCAACTGATAAGGGCATTGGTTTTCACTCACAATTCCATGAATGGAATTTAGATGCACACAATTGCCCTGGTGGCACGCGAGCAGCGCAGCTTATTTTAGATGTAATTCCAGCAGTTAAAGCTAGGATTACAATTCCTCAACCTATTCCTGTAGGAGACGAATTGCCAAGCGTAGAAGATGTACTCAATGGTTTAGACGCCGCAATGACTAGTACATTAGCAGGAACTCCGGTTCCCGGTACTAAGTTTATTGACGGTTTAGCCAAGCGTATCCTAGAGTTTCAGGCGCAGCAAGCAGGTAAGTAATGGACCGTTTAGTTACAAGATTATTATGTAAAATCCTACAGGAAACTCGAAGAAATGGGAAGAAAATGGCAGACTTAGATCAAGCATTACAGGACGTTCTTAATGAGATTGGGCAACTTCCCGGTCTTATTACCCAGGCAGTTCAGGCTGCGGTTACTGCTGCAAATGGTGGAGATGCCGCACAATTACAAGCTGCATTACAGCACCAGCAGAATGTTGCAGATTCATTAGAGCAGGGTGTCGCAGCAATTCAAGCTGCATTTAATGTTCCTGCACCTGCACCGGCTGCTCCAATTAGTATTCCGCCAGCCGGAGCACCTGCACCTAATCCGGTAGTTGTTACAGACAGTTCAGGGACTCCGGTAAATGGTCCATTAACTCCTGACCCAACAATTACGGACCCAACAGTTACGGACCCTAATCAAGCTGTAAATTAATTATTGGTAACATAGAAAAGGCTAGGACTCTGATCCCCAAGAGTCCTAGCCTTTTCCTTGTGCTTGCGGGGGGACCGCGCTACATTCATACCATGCGAGAGTGGCGGGCGCAAGCCAAGTGCAAAACGCTGCCCTCACGCGAGGCAGACAGATTATTTTTCCCAAAGGTTACTGCCCCAAATCCACATGTGGTATTATTTTGCAGTTCTTGCATTGTTCAAAATCAATGCTTGGGTTATGGGATTTTGTACAAAGAACAAGGGTATTGGGGGGGACTAAATCTGAAACAACGACAGAAAATGCGTCCCCGCCTCTTGGCCCATCTGATGGCGGAAGCACTATTAGAAGGTCCATTAGAATCACGTAACCTCGACGAGTTCATTGGAAGTATTGAGAGAGGCGAGCAAATTACTAGTCCTCCCGAGAATTTGATTGATAAGGTCGAGAGGCTTCTCGCTGATAATAAGAGGTTCATCAGTGAGCTTATCACCGGGGTAGCGTAATCCCCAACGTTCTTCAATTGGCTTAGACCAATCCCAATCAATACCGATTCCAGCAAGTTCTTTTGCAACACATTCTACAGAACAGTTAGCCACTCTAGCGCGATTAACAGCAAATCGCTTGCCACAATGGGTGCAAACTTTCTCAGTGAAACTATTTGGGTTGTCCTTATAAGCTAAGACAGCTTCGGCTTCTCGGCTTATATCAGCACGTCTAGTAGCCATGCTAGGACCAGTCATAACTTCTGGTGCTTTAATACCGTAGTGCTTAGCTGCAAGTTCAGCAATACGTGCTTGCTCACGTTGCGCTTTCTTATTAGCGTCCACTTATTTCCTTCCCTGTTGTGGTTTTCTGATCCCATATTTCTGAAGGAAAAACACGCCGTGGATATAGGCGTTCTCTGCATGGGATGCGATCTTATTAGTTGTTTCCTTCATGCCCGCGTACTTATAACCAATAGACTTTATATTGGCCGGCTGTAAGACTAATTTGCGGCCGGTTAGGAAACACCAGTATTCGATGACTCCGATAACTCGGGTCGTCTCTAAGGGACTCCATGATTGAGCTTTTCCCTTCCAAGGATAGAGAAAATAATCTTCACAGATGACAGTAGTTAAATCAGGGCAAGTAGCGTGCCACTCCTGTAGGAGTTTGTATAAACCTTCTCGGCCGTCGTAGTTACGTGACGTGCCTTGCTTTACCAAACTTCCACCCAAGTCAAAAGTTGCCCAGCCTGTTGAATCCCCAGGATCAAGTGCAAGATAAACTACTGGTTCCATCGGTTTAACATTCTATCAAGAGAGGAATCAATTTCTTTTTCTTCTTCCTCAGGAGTTTTTAAACCTTTACAATTAGCGCACCATTCTGGAACCATTCCATGTATGCATTCTACTGATTCCATATTTTACCTTCTACTTTGAACTTAACATCAAAGGAGGACCAGTCCGTCATTGCTTTGATTATTTGGGCTTCTACCTTTTCACGGTAGCCTTTTGTAATCTTGAATACAATCTCATCGTGAACTTGCAATACCATTTTGCAATCGGGAGATTCAATCTCCTGCAATCTTATTTGGGATCGCTTAACAAGTTCAGCGCCCCCTCCTTGGAGGACGGAGTTAAAAGCTCGGTAATAGTCCGATCGTAAATGCCTACGTCTCCCGGTCCATAAACGTACGTACCCCCTTTGTTCCGCCAAATTTGTAGCTCGCCTTCCAGCGGCAATAACTCCGGGCATAGTTCCTTTAAAGTTTTCGTAATGAGGTCTAGTTGTTTCGGGGTCAGAGGTCGGTAAACCCTCAAACTTAGCAATAGTTGCGCTAGCTTTTGCAAGACCGCCTCCATATAACATACAGTAGGTTGAGTGTTTTACAGTTTGTCTTTTGAGTCCAGAGGCGTCGGCGATTTCTTGAAATATGTCCCGCGTCGGATCAGCAAAAATCTCAAGCAACGCTGGATCGCCACCGTAAGCAACAGCCAAACGGAACTCCAAATTAGAAAAGTCATACCCGATTAACTCCTGTTCGTCATTGTCTGGAAGGAAAGCTAATTTAGCGTCTCCATTCCACTCCTTCTTACTCTTGCGAGGAACTTGTTGAAGGTTGGGTTTACTACTGCTAAGTCGTCCTGTCTTAGTTCCGTGTTGTTTGTAATTCGTGTGTATAAACCCTCGGGAATCTGCGAACTTGAGACTCGGTTCATAAAATAAGGACGCAGCAGTAGACCAACCTCGATATTCTGCCACAAGTCGTGCGATAGGGTTATTGGAGAGGTTAAGGAGTTCATCGTATTCTACCATCGTTTCTTTATTAAATGAAGGTTTGCCGCCAGGAGTTCTTGCGAGGACGGGAAGTTTAAGTTCGTCGATAAAAAACTCGCCAAGTTGCTTATTACTTCTTGGGTTGAAGCTGAGGACGGATTCAATAACGCCAGTACGATCTTGGCATTTTTCAATTTTTCCTTTGATAAATTCGTGGTCAATTCGCACTCCAAGTTGCTCCATACGATAAAGTACATTCGTGTATTCTTGTTCGTGCGGCCAGAGTCCATCGAGTTCCTCCGCTACTAGTTTAGGCCATAGAAATTCATGAAGTCGTAAAGTTAACTCAGCATCTTTCTTAGCATACGGTGCCATAACCCAACTAGGAATATTCGCCCATCCCCAGGCTTGGACAGCCACTTCTAGTTCCGTCTTATCCTTTTCGTCCTTAAGAAATACTTTCGACAGAGAATCCAAGGACTTAGAAAAGAATTCCTCATTCCACATATGAGCTTCAACTTGAGTATCATATTGCACGTTCTTAGTATGGTCTAAGTCGACGCCCAAAGTGTGCAAACTATGTAGGTCAAACTTTCGGTGATGAAACACAAGAGGACGACTATTAAAAACATGGGTAAGTTCTTGTAAGTATGCCATGTCCAAATTGTCCTCGGAGTGTCGAAAAGGAAAATAGCTACTAAACAAATAACCCCCGACGACACGGTAAGCAACACTAATTCCCCGACAGTAATCTCGGCCATCTACAATCCCTTCGATTCCTGTAGTCTCGGTATCTACTGCAATAATGTCTGCTTCAAGCATATGAGAAATATGGTCCTTGAAAGCAGACACATCGGCGACAATTACTTTATCAGCCATCATAGTCCCGCCGTCAGGTTAGTTCGATCTATTTTGGCTAGGACTTTCTTCTCCTGTTCAAACTTTTCTTCTGCTGTTAATGGGCGTTCTGCACCTTGTTTGTAACTGAGTTCTTTTGCAACAGTACCTAATGTTATATCTGCCACACGAATGAAATTGAGCCCTGTGGCAGTTCGTTGAATGTGCCAAGAATCTCCAAGTTCAGACAGGCGCTTTTTGAGTTCAATAACTTCAATGCCTCTAACGTCGGGCCAGAGACATAAGACGGTCGTAGCGCGGTTAACAATATATTGACCCCCGTATACGTCTGACATTTTGTTAGGTTTGCGATTATCCGCTTGAGCTTTCCGGTTGTGGTGGACAAACCACGTTGCGACATTATAAGTTTGCCGGATGCGGTCGTTAAAGTCCATGATAAGTTTAACGGTACTCTCACCGAGTTCTCCCGAAGTTGATGAACCTAATGAGTCTACGAACGCAATTTCTGGTTTATGTTCTTTGATTGTTTCTTCAAAGAATTTTTGGTCATCACTGCCGTCCAAATATAGACTCTCGCCCAAAGGTAAGATAATAAAGTTTTCCTCTAACTTGGATACATCTTCCTCGCTCAACGTGGACGCCATCTGCTCTAGGAAATATTTTAGTGCAGCGCCTCCCATTTCGAGTGAGAAAAATACCACTTTCATCGGACGTGTAACAGGAGTTCCAAGAAACTCTTTTCCCAAAGCTAAATTTATAGCCCATCTTAGACTCCACTGAGTCTTTCCAACACCAGCCGGTCCCGTCAAAAGTAAATATCCTGAGCGGTCCAATAGTCCCGGTACTAGCCATTCGAGTTTAATTTCGCTATCAAGGAAGCTTTTAAATCCGTAAGCCTCTGCGCGTTCTCGCAAAACAATGCTTGTTCTAATAGGGTGCTTCTCACGTACTCTCGTGATAAGGTCAGATAACCTTCGCGTTCGATCAGTCCGACCCGCAAACTTACCCCATCTATCATCAGCATTTCTAATGATCGAGAATAATTCGCTATCCGTGAGTCCATGTTCTGCTCCTAAATATCCGAGTTGCATTAAAGCAGTTGATCGAGTACCCTCTACAGGAGACGATTTAAATAAAGTAATGAACGTCACCGAAAAGGCATACCTCATTATTACGTCAAATACGTCTGGAATCGTTCCATCGTCAAGTTCGATAGGGGGTGTAGTCGGTTCCAGCTTTCTAAAGATTTCTTCACTATAGCTTTGTCCCCCGTTGTATAGTAAAGACGTAGCAAGCTTCCCTCGTTTATGATTAAAGGTCTCTGGTGGACGTAATATCTGAGTAGCATCCCATGATGATTGATCGGCTCCGAAGGTAATACAGAGTCCTCTGTTGATGGACTCCAATCTTTCGGCCGACTCAATAGGATTTGATAATCTCCAATACCAGTGTTCATTACCAGGCTCACCGGATTGGAGTCGAAGGCTAGGCATTGGAGTGCTGAAAATTTCCCAACCACTCGATCCAGGTGACGCAATTGATAAGGCACGCCCACTGTCAAGTTCAGTCCATACGACGTTGGAAACTTTGAAATTTGATCGGGAGTGGTTATCTCCACTATGGTAGAGTCCTGGGGCAACATATACTTCTCGATTTCCTGTAGAGGTTTTAATATAAGCTTTGATTGCATTAAGTTCATCTGGATATTTAAAGAACTTTTGCTGCCAATCTTGAATCTTACCTAATGTTTCACGTTCTCCGGTAGCTACATATACGTAACCCTCAAGTCCTTCAAATAGGAAGTTTAAGTAGGCATCCAACTCTGAGGATATCTGAACGAGTTGCAATATCACTCCTTAGCCCTCCGTCTTACCCATGCAGCTTTTGTTGCACAAGATTTTGAACAATAAAGGTCCGAACTGTTCAGTTTTGATTGCCTAGAATTGTATACAGAAATAAGTAGTTCAAAAAATTCACCGCATAGAGGACAAGAAAATACTTTATAACCTAAAAATAAAGATTTTCTAAGGTTATCGGCCGGGGATAGTATTTGGTAATTTTCTATTCTATCATCAGTTTTATCATTATTGATATGATCTACATGTTCATCAGGTAAGAGTTTTCTTCCTAAGTGTTGTTCCATTAAATATCTAGCGTATGTTTTAGCGGAATTTTTTTGAGTTACGGGATCGTATACACTAATACATCGCCTACCTTGCTTATTGATCCAAACTCTAGGGACAGACATACACCAACTCCCTCTTAGCTTTTATGAATTGTAGCCCCTGAGAGATTCGAACTCTCACTGAGAAGGTCTTAAATCTTCTGCCTCTGCCATTGGGCTAAGGGGCTTTAACCTGGCCGTTGCCCGGCGAATTTAGCAACGGCCAGGAGTCTAATTAAGGAGTATCAGTTTGAGTTGTAACCGACTTAACTAGATAACCCTTATCATCATACGTGTTCTCGACTGTCGTTACTAATGTAGCCATTAAGTTCTCACCCCTGATGTTTGAAGAATTTGATCTAATGACCTTGTTGTAATTGCCGGTTCGTTTTCGCCTGATTCAACTGACTCTACTTTAAAATCTTGCTGAATCAAAACTGACTTGACTTCTGCACACAGGGACTCTAGTGGAATATTAGGCCAGTCAATCCTGACAACAATTTCTCGCCGCATTA